CGAGCTTGAAGTTGAAGCGGAAGCTGAAGGACAGGACGACCAATCCTTTGACATACTTGGCGCATTAGTCGAAGTAGACGGCGAAGAGATTACAGTCGAAGAGTTACGACGCGGAAACCTGAGACAGAAAGATTATACGCGAAAGACGCAGGAGCTTGCCGAAACTCGAAGGCAGTACGAGGCACAGTATTCTGAGCTTGAGCGTGAGCGGGCACAATACGCCCAGCTATTGCCTGCATTGCAGCAACGGCTGGAGCAACCGGCAGAAAGAGAGCCAGATTGGGACACGCTGTACGATACAGACCCCACCATGGCAGCAAAAGCAGAACGTCAGTGGCGCAAGCAACAATCTGAGCGGCAAGCTCAGCTTGAGGCAGTGCAACAGGAACAGGCAAGAATGGCGCAGATACAGCAACAGCGCATGCAGCAAATGCAGGCACAGTATGTTGATCAGCAACGCGAAGTCTTACCTGATCTGATACCCGAATGGCGCGACAGCAAAGTCGCGGCGAAAGAGGCGACAGAATTGCGTGATTTTCTCTTGGAAGAGGGATTTACGGAAGAAGACGTCAGCGGGCTGGCCAATGCATCACTTGTTAAACTGGCCAGACAGGCCATGCTTTACAGTCGAGGTCAAACTCGCGCGACGCAGGCGAAAGCCAAGCCGAAGCCGAAAACCAAGACAATGAAGTCAGGATCTCGCGGATCTCAGCCAAAACCCAGAGCCCCTCAAGAGCAAGCGTTACAGCGCGCACGTCAAACTGGCCGCGTCGATGATGCCGCGGCTGCAATTAGATCTCTTTTGTAGGAGGCCATTATGGCAATCGTAACTAACACATTTACCTCGCATAGCGCGGTAGGTATTCGTGAGAGCTTGGCGGACATCATTTCGTCCATCTCTCCAGAAGAAGTTCCATTCCAAAGTAACGTCGGATCTGAAAATGTTTCCAACACATACTTCGAGTGGCAGACTGACAGCTTGGCGTCAACAAGCACAACGGCCATCATCGATGGTGATGATGTATCGTCTTTTGACGCGACATCTGCAACGACCCGCGTCGGTAACTACACACACATCCGTCGTCGCACAACTATTGTCGCTGACAACCTTGCCGCGCAAGACCTTGCCGGCCGCAACGACGAACTGAGCTATCAAATCGCAAAACGCGGGAAAGAGCTCAAAAGGGATATAGAAGCTACCCTTACGGATAATAACGCTCAGGTTGCAGGTAACTCTTCGACCGCACGCGAAACGGGTGGTCTTGGTGCGTGGATTGCGACCAACGAAAGCGTCGGAACCGGCGGTGGACTGACAACTGGTGACGGTACAACCGCGCGTACTGACGGTACTCAGCGCGACTTCACTGAAGCCATGCTGAAAGATGCGATGCAGCAAGCATTCGTCTCCGGCGGTCAGCCAACAATCCTCATGGTGGGACCACACAACAAGACGGTCGTATCAGGGTTTGCTGGTATCGCGGCTCAGCGTTACATGGCGCCAAGCGACAGCCCAACGACAATCATTGGTGCGGCAGACGTTTACATGTCTGACTTCGGCACCTTGAACGTGGTTGCAAACCGCTTCTCGCGTGAACGCGATGCGTGGCTGCTTGACCCAGAGTATGCATCCGTTTGCTACCTGCGTCCGATCCAGAACGTAGAGCTCAGCAAAACCGGCGACGCCTCCAAGTCTATGGTTATCGCGGAGTTCGGCTTGAAGGTTCTCAACGAAGCGGCTCACGCCGTCGTGGCAGACCTCAACGTATCATAAGTCTAAGCGGGGCGGCTTCGGTCGCCCCCTTCACTTTGGAGGAAAGTATGAAAAAGCGTTTATTTGGCCACGATCCCCTTACAGGCATTACCGAGTATTGGCATGTTACAGATAAGGGTGAATACGTTATCGAAAAGATACAGGACGTCACAGCGATTGCCGAGGCGAACAAGCGTCAATACAATGACACGCCAAACAAATACAGGGACGTCAACAAGGTAGCATCCATTCCGCTTTCAGTGTATTATGAGTTGAAGCGCCAAGGGATTGCAGACGATCCGAAGGCGTTTAGAAAGTGGTTGAACGACAGCAACAACCAAGTGTTTAGAACGAGAGCGGGTACGCTATGAGCATTTCGACTTTTGCAGAGCTTAAATCGAGCATCGCGGACTTTCTAAACCGCGATGATTTAACGTCTGTAATACCGACATTTATTAAGCTGGCAGAAGCCGATATAAATAGAAACGTGCGACACTGGCGTATGGAAAACCGCGCGACAGCGGAAGTTGACAGCCAGTATAGCGCGATACCCACGGACCTTCTGGAGCCAATCCGGCTTCACATTGAGGGTAAGCACAATCCATTGGATCTGACGAACGCATACGAGATACAAGTGATGCGAAAGGAGGCAAATGATAGGGCTGGAAAGCCGACGCATTACTCTTTTACGCAGGGGGAGATAGAGCTCTTTCCAACGCCAGATACAACGTACAACTTAGAAATGTATTATTATGCCAAGGTTCCGGCGCTCAGCGACAGCCAAACGACAAACGTCATTTTAACACATGAACCTGACATCTACCTGTATGGCAGCTTAATTCATAGCGCGCCGTACCTTGCAGATGACGCCCGTACACAAGTTTGGGCGTCTCTTTATAGTAACGCCGTGAGCGCGACAAACAGTAAAGTCGAAAGAACAAAATTCGGCGGCTCTGGCATTCGCATGAAACTAAGGAGCTACTGATGAGCTTTACCGACTACCTTGAAGATGCACTACTAAAACATGTGTTTACAAACACGTCCTACACCAGCCCGACCACTGTTTACGTTGGTCTTCATACCTCTGCCGATACGGACGCTTCGGCTGGCACTGAGTTAAGCGGAAACGGATATGCGCGGCAGAGCGCATCGTTTAGCGTGTCCGGCACAAATCCGACAGAGGCTGCAACAACTGCCGCGATTGAGTTTGGCCCGAATACAACGTCTGACTGGGGTACCGTGTCCTATGCGGCGGTCTATGACGCAAGCTCTGGTGGAAACAGATTAGCTTGGGCGCAACTCACTGACCCGTCTGACTTTTCCACGGCGTTGCCAAAAGCGATTGCGGTCGGAGACGTGTTTCGGATCAGCGCGGGTAACTTGAAAGTGAGACTTGACTGATGTCCACGATAGTAACGAGGTCCGGCAAAGGTAGTCCACTTACGCACGCAGAGGTCGATGCGAATTTCACCAATCTGAACACAGACAAGGTGGAAAGCAGCACAATCAGCGTGTTTGGAGCGTCTTTGATTGACGATGCGGATGCGTCAGCGGCGCGAACTACGTTGGGGCTTGGGTCTGCGGCGACTTCTGCAGCGACTGATTTTGAACCGGCTGGGACCAGCGTGGCCTTGGCAATAGCTTTGGGGTGATACGATGGCAAATACATTTAAAGTTGTAACTAAGGCAGGGGTCACAACGCTTGACGATATTTATACTGTAGCCGCCTCTACAACGACGATCATTATCGGTTTGGTCTTAGGCAATACCACAGGCAGTCAAGTTACAGCTACCGTCACCCTATCATCTGATACTGCGGCCCGCGGAGGTAACAACGACGAGGCCAACCAAGACGTGGAGATTGTAACCAGTGTACCCATTCCAGCCAACTCATCTCTGTCTGTTTTAGACGGTAAGATCGTCATGGAAGCAACGGACATCCTTAAAGTCTCAGCATCTGGCGCAACGGATGTTATTCTTAGTATTCTGGAGCAAACCTGATGAGCGGTTACATTGGCACCAAAGCAGTCACCCTCAGCACAACCAGTGCAAGCGTGGGTGGAGATAGCACAGTTGGCGGTGATCTGACTGTTGATACTAATACGCTTTACGTTGACAGTGCGAACAATCGGGTTGGCGTGGGTACTGTTTTGCCTAGTTATTTATTTCATGCAAGCGGCTCTGGTGACGCTGTGGCTGCGGTTACTGCGGGTGCAACATCTATAGCAGCACTTAATCTTGGTAACTCAACAAATTTAGCTGATGGTGGTATTCGCTACGACAATAGCGCAGATGCTTTAATATTTAGATCAGCAAATGCAGAACGCCTCCGCATTCTTTCCTCTGGCGGCATTACCTTCAACGGCGACACCGCTGCGGCAAATGCGCTGAGTGATTATGAGGAAGGGACTTGGACTGCTTCATCATCTGAAGGAACAGTAACCGCACAAGGAGGTGCTACATATACAAAAATTGGAAATCTTGTAACGATATACGCAGATTTGAGAAGTTTCAGTGAACGAACCAGCACTGGTACAATTAGAATAAATGGGCTTCCTTTTACAGCTGCCAAGCGATCTGTTGGTGCTTGTATGCATAGGTATATATCCGATATTCCAACTAATGGTGGATTAGTTGCATACGTAGATAGCTCAAATTATGTAAATTTTTTATCAAATGGTGGAACTGGGAATTGGCGTGGAACACAATACGCAGACCTAGACAGTTCGGCTGCTATTTTAGCCTTTACTATTACTTATCAAGTTTAATACCCCATGTGGATCATGGGTAGTCAGTCCAAGCCATAAAGGAGATAAAAATGGCACTAACAGAAGAAACAAAAGAAGACAAAATAGAGATCGTAGGTGACTTCAAGCATGTGCAAGTACGCACTGCCACAGTCATCAAGCGTGATGGCGTAGAGATCAGCCGTAGCTTCAGCCGCCATGTCGTTGCACCAGACAGTGACATCTCAGGTGAAAGCTCACAGGTTCAAGCTATCTGTGCGGCGGTTCACACGCAAGAAGTTAAGGATGCATATGCTGCACACCTAGCAGCGCAAGAGGTATAATTTATGTCAGCTTACATCGGCAACATACCCACGCCACAGGCGACCCAGACGAGGCAGACGTTCACATCCACTGCGTCACAGACGACTTTCAATACGGTGGGTTACACGGCTGGCTTTGTAGATGTCTACATGAACGGCGTCAGGTTGGTCGATGGCACGGACTTCACGGCGACTAGCGGCTCCACCGTTGTTTTAACCACAGGTGCAGCGGCTGGCGACATCATCGACATTCTGATTTTTACAGCGGTTGACCTTAGCACAGCGGTCGGTGGAGGCAGATACAAAGGTGAAAGAGGCACTCTTGGTCCAGCGGCTGCGGCTGGTGACATCTTCAGAGTGCATGAGCAACAGCTAGATACCAATGTCACCATAGACGCCACAGAGAATGCACTTGCGGCTGGTCCTTTGACTGTGGCCTCTGGTGTGACACTGACAGTAAACGGTAATTTAACGGTGGTATAAATGGCAGGTACACTTACAGTCCAAACACTACAGGGTCCGTC